CCCCATGTAACAATATCATCTGCCCAACCTATTTCTTGATTGTTTCCAACTTGATATATATCTATTGAAGAATCATCAATATCACCTATAGAAAAGAATACACGATTATCATAACCTTCCTGCGTGATACTGAGGTCAAGATTAGTTGAGGCTGTGACTTGATTTATGGCAATAGTGTTATCATCACCACCAAATGCCTTAAATGATAATCCTAGACAAAGGAGTGCCACTGCACCTGTTAATAACTTCGCACCTAAATCCATATTAACCACACAACCATACAAATAATAGAGTAAGGACTACTCCTTCTGCGAATGAAATCCACATCATCCAATAATCGTCTAGTCTCAGAGCTTTTTGAAATCCAAAGATTTGAGTTTCATGCCATGAGCGGAACTTTTCTAGTATATTCATATATTCTCCTAGTTTGTTTGTGTAATGGTAATATTTATAGACGAACCATCACCCACCACGATATGTGACTCTTTTTCGTCTGTTATAGTTCTAATATCTGCTTGTGCAAACATGGGAATCCTGATTGAAATAATTCCATTCACTTCCCTGTATAACCATATTTGACCAAGACCCTTATCTATAATTGTATTATATTGAGAGTCTTTGTCGAAACCTGCAGAAGTACCCGATAATCGAACACTTCCGAATTTTGCACGTTCTCTATCTATACCCACTTTTTTGTCAATGTCTAATACAATATCGAGTAAATCTTGTAAAAAATCAATGTCGAGTAAATCTCTATCTAGCTCTGTATATTCCAGCTCATCATCTTCAAAGTAGTCCGTTTCCAAATCATTGAACTCTAAGAAGTCTACATCTAGAATATTATTCGCATCATTTTCTCCACCACCTGATTCTTCTGAAACTTGGTCAGAAACCTCATCAGGTGGACTGACAATGAACATATTATCAATCATTCCAATGTTTACACCATTAACCGTTACTGGTTTTGTTGGTGAATCATCATAAGTCGACACCATAGTTGCTTGGTATGCTTCATTCATAGTTACTGAACCACCTGCATTTGATACTATAATGATTCCTGAAGGTGAACCCCATTTATCTGGCAAAAGCATAACAAGTGAGCGTCCTAATTCATCAATACTTGTGGTGAAATCTGTGCCTCTGACTGCAATTGTGGCAGTAGGTGTCCTAATTTCAATATTTGCTTTTTTAATTTTTCCACCAAATCCCGAAGCAAATCGAGCGGTGCCTTGTGCCATTCTTAATGACATTTTTGATAGACTTGGGTCGGGGTCATAATAAACCTCGTCTATCCAAACTTTAGAATGTTCTGTTAATGAAAGTTCTTCTTCGCCTTCGAACTTTATTTTCATTCTCCCATTCTGAGTTTGTGCAGTATCGTACATTAATACATCAGGATTTTCTGATGCCAATAGGACGGTGTTATCACCGTCTCTTGTAAGACCTGCGTAACCTTTTTCCTCAATGATTTCACCAATCGAGTCAGCATTAACCAACCCGACTGATAAAATACTAAGAATCGTTATCGTCTTTTTGAACGATGTCAATATTTCCATTAGTAGTCACGAAAGTTACGTCAATAATACCACTACAAGATTGACCACTTGGACAACCTGTATCTGAACCTGATTTCTGAATGATGTCTATATCATTTCCTGAACCAGTTAAGACTGCAGTAATACTATTATCGGTTGCATCTAATTGATTGGTGTTAATGTCGTTTGTTGAACCTGTAACAGTCCAGTTCCAAACAGCATTATCTGAGTTAACTTTAGTTGTAAATATATTACTTGAACCACCAACTACTAAATCGTAGTTTAAGTATTCAGCTGAAGCTGCGTCACCAATATCAATATTCCATGTATTAGAATCACCAGTAACAGCACTTAACATATTTAAACTGTCAGCACTATTTTGACCAATGTTCCAGTCCATTGAGTTTGAATTTCCAGTGAAGGTAAGGTTTATCGTTGCTGAGTCAGCAATCATAGGCCCAAATAATTTGTTAGTGTCTCCATATTGGATAAGTGTAAAATTATTCGATGCACCAGTCAAAACCATGTCTATGGAAGTGCCTGCGAAGTTATCGCCGCCAACTTTGTTTCCATAACCTTTCTGCGTGAAATTCAATACAAGTGCTGTACCTGATTGATTTAACCAAATTTCGTTATCGTCTGCTCCTGCGAATACTGTGGCAGGTAGTAGACCTAATGTTAACATAATGAGTGAAATAAATTTATTCTTCATTTGTTTTTTCCTCTGTAACTAAGACGATTTCATTTTCATCTAAAAAGTCTGACACTTCCTCTTTTATTTTTGATTCAGTTATCGGCCATTTTATTTTCCAAAATCCTCTTTCATCACCTTGATAGATTAATTCTAGGACGGCAAGTTCGATTGCAGAACGAGTCGCTTTCGTAACCCCTTCATTAGTTGCTACGCCATCCTCAATTTCCACTAATTTTGTGTCCATGTCCACAAAACGGAATACATCGTACCCACCACCAGTCGATAAAATAGTCTTGGTAGTTTGTACATTAAGTAAAATTTCACCAGTAAGTGTTGATATTCCTCTCAAACTTACCGTGACCACATCTCTTCTATATTGGCTTGAAGCACCGATACCTAAGTATCTTGCGCCTCGGCCACCCGATTCAATGTTAGTATCATAACCAACAATCCCACCGTCAAGTAGGATTCCTGCGAACAAGAGAGGTTGGATACCCGTAGGTGAATCCTCATTACCTTCTTGATTCGCAAAATCTTCTCTCGCAGAACGAACAATTTGCCTTTCTCTTACAAGTGCATCTAAACTTGTACGTTCTACTACTCTAAACCATTTTCCTTGTCCTGCAGTTTTAAGTGCATCAATAAGAAATGATTCACCACCCTGTGTCACTGCAGTTGAGAAAGATGCAATTCCATCTTTGCTCTTACGTTGTCCTGTTTTATCTAGGAAACCGTAAACTGCAACAATAGGCATATTTTCTGCAGGTGGTAATTCCAACAATTCCATATGTGTAGGAAGTTTAACTGATTCTGCAGGTTCGATACAAGTTCCTATCTTGTTCATAATTGCAGTACTGCAAGTGTCATTGACACTTGGTACGCTTGCACACCCAGTCGTGAGCAAGACCACTATCAGTCCTACAAACCCTAACGTCTTCATTTAAAAACTACCAGTACCTACAGGTATATCTAATGTTGTTGTTGTTCCATCTGAAGAAACTATGGTCAAACGAATAAATTCTACTCCGTCCTCTCCAACTAGTTTTTCATATGTAACCGTATTTCCTTCAATGGTGAACACTCCAAAATCAGAAGCTTCACCGTTAGAGAACATATTCTCTACTAACTGTTTTGCAATTTGGGCATAAATTCTACTCTCAACATTTCTTAAAAATTTTGCTAGCGTTGTATTCGAAGCTTCTCTTTCTGCCTTTGAGAGTGCATCTTTTACGTCTTGTTCAATTTTATCACGTCTTGATTTCTGTTGATTCTCGATTGTCAAATAATGCGAACTTTGTCCAACTCCACTGAAACTTGGACTCTTAAATTTATGCACTATTTCATCTGCTTCGACTTGCGATGCAAAAAATGTAATCAGTATTACCCAACTGACAAATAATAATTCTCTATCTTTTTTTAGTTTCATTTCCGCCCTTCTTCTTATCATTCTCTTTCATTTCGAGGACTACGTTTACCTTTTGCTGTAAACGAATTAAATCTTGGTCTAACATTCTCACTTGATCGATAAGTTTTATCAGTGCAAAATGTTGTTTCTCCACTTCGGGTTCGAGGTTTTCACCAACAAACCACCAAACATAATATACAAAATAACCCAGTCCTACCATCATTACAATAGGGAACCCATAGTCGTTTATAAGTTGTGCCACTCCTTCCATATTAATCTCTTCTTACATCTAGTGTTCCATCTTCTATGAAATTCTCGGCTCTTGCGACTCTATCGATGTCGGGTCTAAGTTCTAATGCACTAGATACTAGTAAATCTATCTTAATCATTTCGTTAGACATGGTTCTCGCACGATTTTCTAATGACGTACAGAACATTGTAAGTGTTTTAATGTCACCAACAACACCCTCTAGTATTTGCTTAATTACAGTAAATATGAAAAACCCCATTACAAGACTACCTGCAATAGGAGCTCCCACTTCACTTATCAATCCGAATATTTCACTCATACCACTATTTATCGAATTAACCCTTTCATATGACAAAAAAAAGGGGTCTAAAAGACCCCTCTTAAGATTGTTTCCTCAAATCAACTATTTGTGCGATGCAATAGCCTTAACAACTTCTGCTTTTGAACCACTTCGTTTTACTTTGATGTTGTTCTTGTCAGCGTGTTCCAGTAATTGAACCTTAGTGAGTTTTTTCAACTCAGTGACACTAGGTGTATTAGCCCTTTTTGATGGGCCCAACTCTCGTCTACTTTTAACCTTTGAAGGTTTTGTTTTCTTTACTGGTGCAGATTTTTCTTTATTCTCTGAGAATAAAGCATAAACAACTGCTAATCCAACTAATGCAATTATAATATATTCCATAATTTTCTCCGTATTTATTCTTTATTTAGTCTTTCGCTTTTAATACATTTAAAGCACACCAGTCTATGACTTTGTAGCACTTTTTCACTATACCATCATCTATAGGTGTAGGCGTAATAGCTGCAATTAAAGATGCACCCATTACTATAAAAGGAATCACTTGTACCCATGCTATAACCCATTGTAGAAATTCTAACATAAAATTCTCCTAGTTAAGTTATTTTCAGGAGTATTTAGGTTTTATTGGTGCCGATAGTGTATTTTGTAGTCAATTTCCACTCGGATTTATCTTTAAATGGAATGATTTTGATTTGCGATAAAGGTGCAACAGGTTCTTCGATTTTACTCTTATCGAGTACTGATAGAAGCTTCCATTGTTCTAGAAGTGTCACGATAGTGTTTCTGCGACCTATGTCTCCTTCGTCTATGGATGTTGGTTTACCGTCTAGTTTGAATAATTCTTTGAAGTGTACGATATAGTACTTCCCACGTTTGTGTAGGATATGACATGACTGGAACAGTTCATTGTCTTTACGAGACGCTACACCAATTCTAGATAGTGTTTCTCTTATCTTTAGGAAATCGTCTTTTTCGGGGAAGGTAATTTCTACCAATTCCGATACTAAAGCCTCATTGTCAATCATTACTTTGTCCACCAGTTTTCATTCTGTTTTTCAGTTCACGATACTGCTTATCTGTTAACACTTCCATATACTCTTTTGCTTTCAGTGTTGATATTTGATAATACTTTTTTATTGTATCGAGTTTTTTACTAACATATGGTTTTTCCCATTTGGAAAACCTTTGTCTTCTTCTAAGTGTATTTAGTAAAAAGACGTATTGAAGACGGTTATCAAGGTGATGCCGATTATTCAATTCGTTAATAAAGAAAACAGAATCTTGGTGGTAAGACAAAGATTTGTTTGCGAGGAATGGTTGATATGCTTTTTCTTCGACCTCATCAACCATGAGGTCTTTTTTATCATAGGATACGGACTTGACAAAGTCAAATGGACTACGTTTAGTCATTATGATTGGTGGCGTATAAATGAACGTACTAGTTCTTCACCAGTAAGTCGTTCACCAAAGGTGTGTATGTGTTTACCCTTTCGTGTTCTAACAACGAGACCACTATTGTATATAGTATCAGTCACAGCGCCCTTGCCCTTCTTGGTGTCTTGGGGTCTATTGTCATACCACATTGTATCAGTTGAATGAACATGGATTGAGGCAGAAGTTTTTGCCCACTCTTCTGCTTTTAATAAGTCTCTTTGATATTGTACTCTATCGTCATATTGTGTCATTTGAATTTACACTCCGACATTATTTCAGTCAAACAGGCGACAAAGTTAATTTCATCGTCCATAGAAAATGCAGCTTTATATTGATAGTCTGCAATAATCAAAACACACGCAGGAACTGAAGATGGTTCTAGTTCTGTTTCAAGTGCATTGAATAATTTTCTGAATAGTGTAGTAAAATCGTTATCAGAATTCTGACCGACCCACTTTCTCATACCTTTCCAGTTCTTTTCTCTAATCATATTTATGAGAGGTCTAAGTTTCTCTTCATTCAAAGAAGAAAGTAACCCCGAATCAATAACACCACTGACCCCATACCTTTGCATTTCATTTAGAACACGTCTAAAGTCGGGGAAGAATCTCATAATCAATTCTGCAAGGACTGGTTCGTCTGCAGTTATGTTTTCTAGTTCACATATGTTTCTAGTTCTTGCCAACATTTGTTGTGCGAGAACAGGTTTCTCTGAGGGGTTGATTTTGAAATCAATTACAGTTGTTCTAGAGTGTAATGCAGGAATGATTCTATTCTTATAGTTACAAGTGAATATGAATCTACAATTAGAAGAGAACTCTTCTATGAATCCTCTCAATGCAGGTTGAACACTCTCTGCATTAATATAATCTGCCTCGTCAAGGATAACCACTTTCGGGCCACCACCCAACGACATAGTACTAGCAAAGTTTTTGATTTTGGTTCTGAGTGTATCAATCAATCGTCCTTCATCAGAACCGTTAATAATAATATAATCTGCACCAAGTTCATTACACAATGCTCTTGCGATTGTAGTTTTACCACAACCTGCTGACCCACTTAAAAGTAAATTAGGGATTTCACCCTGTTTTACAAATTCTTTAAATTGGTCTTTGAAACTTTTAGGTAATATAGTATCGTCAATTGTTTGTGGTCGATACTTTTCCACATATAAAAATTCTTCAGTCATTCATTCCGTCCATAATAAAAAGTCAAAAATCCCCACCTATTTTTGTGTGTGTATCGCCTGTGTAGAATGATGAGAAGGATACACTCCCATGACAAAGTCGAGATAGAACAATTGCCATTTCATTATTATTTATACTAGGAACCGTATTTTGAATCGGGTTCTAGTGCAATAAAATACTCTAAATCTATATCTGCATTTTTGAAGTGCGAGATACCTTTAGAGGATACTGATACATCATAATTACCAGTTAGTATTTTAAGATTTTCAATCTTAAAGTTCATAGAATACTTAGTTCCATCACCTTCACCCACTACTCGTGAGAAGGTATTAGAAGCTGCATTCTTTTTATCACTTACAGTTAGAGATACGGTTGTGCCGTCTGACTCTAACACTAGGTCATTCACACCTAGAACACTTGACGCTTTTTGCAGGTCTCCCAACAATGTTGAGGTAACCTTAAAACTAATCTCTGCATCAGGCATTGTTATCATTTTATCGGGTGCAACAACCATTCCTTCAGATGCATAATAGTATGCAAGTTTAGAATTGTTATCTGCAATCGACAACGAGGATTCACCAAAGTCAAAATCGGGGTCTTCCATTAAGGAAGTTGCACCCAAGAATTCAGGCAAATTGTATATAGAAAAATTAGTTGGGAACGATTCACTTACAGTTGCTACTGCAAGAATATTTTTCATATTGGAAATCGTCTCTAACTTATTTCCTTCTTTAACTCGGATTCCCGAATTAATTGTTGAGAAGTTCTTTAGAACATCTTTTGTATTATCACTTATTTTCATCACGTTAATTCTCCAAATCATGAATATATAATTGTATGATAGCATAGTGTAAGACTTTCAATAAATCTTTTCTATTCTTACCACCCTTTTTTCCATATCGTTGTGCATATTTCAATACATTTCCGAGACAGAATCCTTCACCATGACCAGCGTCGATGATAAATTCAGTTGCTTGATACTGGTTCAAACTATAATGTTGGTCATAGGTTGAGTCAATATACGATTGGAGCTCCTTAATTAGAGCTCCTTCGTTATATTTGTATTCAGTTTCAGACATACTATCCATTATACTCTTCAGACTCTGATTCGTCAATAGGGTTTTCAGTCACAGTATTTTCCTCAAGGTCTATACCGTCATCAACCTTAGTGTAGAGGTCAAGAATGGACGCTCTAGTCTCAGAATCGAATCTTGAAATGCACATTTCAATGGACTTCATTTTATCACCAAACATTCTGAATGCATTCACAATGTGAACCAATCTTCTAGTGGTAACAACATCATCAATCGCACCTTCATAGTAGGATTTTCTGATTATATCTGCCCAGTCCACTAACTTCTCAACGAAGTCTGAGTCAACCGAACCAGTCAATTCCATTTCTTTCGAAAGAATTGATTTCTCAGTTTTCACTGGTGGATATTCTTGTTGCATTGTAATCGCAAATCTTTCCAACATGGCTTCGTTCATGATTTGAGTTCCTATGAACTTTCCATCGTCTGAACCTTGACCTTTGGTATTTGCAGTCGCAAGGATTGTAAACCCAGCAGTAGGTGAAACCCACTCACCAGTTTTCTTGATTAAGTATCCTTTACCCTCAAGAACTGATTGTAAACACATCAATTTGTTTGAACCCAAGTCAACCTCATCAAGAAGAAGGACAGCGCCTTTCCTCATTGCTTTGATAACTGGGCCTTCTCTAAACATGATGTCGCCACCTTGTAAAGTGTGTCCACCCATTAAATCATCTTCATCAGTCTCAATGGTAATGTTCACTCTGAACAATTCTCTTTTTAATTGAGCACAAACTTGTTCAACCATTAGGGTTTTACCGTTACCACTCAAACCAGTTACGAAAACTGGGAAAAAGATTTTGGATTTAATGATTCCTTTAACGTCTTTGAAATGTCCAAAAGGAACATAGTTTGACATTTTTTCAGGAATGATTTTCACATTATCCAGTATGTTAAAACTTGAAGTCTTAGCTGCGACTGGCATTTGTGCAGGATTATTCACTGCAGGAACAGGTGCAGGTGCAACTGGCGTTACAGGAACAATCGGAGTTACGTTTTGTGGTTCATAACCACCGTTGTAACCACTGATTACTGCTTCAAGATTGAAGGTATTCGCACCAACTTTGAAATCATATCTAGATGATTTACACCAGTAAGGCATTCCACCAATTTTGTCAAAATCTTCCTTAGTGAAGGAAGTTTGATTGGGGAAAGCACCAGTAAGCGCCCCTAGAAATTCTTTTCTATCGGGCGTGAAATTGAAATCCTTGTCGCAAATGACAACGGACTCAGACCTATCATAACTTCTATCAGTCATTACGCTGCCTCCAACATTCCAAGAGGAACCGAATATCTTCCATTCGGAAGTTCGACAGTCGCCCTTTTGATTTTCACTTTGATAACAGTACCAAGTGTTTTCTTGGTTTTCTGTACCACATAAACCTTAGAACCAGCAACTATGGTAGATTTACCAAGTTCGGTTTTAAGGGAATTTACCAAAGAACTAACGGCATTCAATTCCGCTAGAGAACTGAGGGATTTCAGTTCTTTTGTCAATTTTGCATTTATCATATTATCTCCTAATTGCAATTTATTTCTCATCATGTTTATAGCTTAACAAAAAAGTGTAGTCATTGTCAAGCTTTATTTTATCGGTTGTAGTAAAATTTTGGTGGATTCAATAATAGGTTTGGGATAATTACCCTTCCTATTCTGAAACTTATGTCTTCCATAAACGTCTTCACCTTCATTAGTCCAAACTCTAAATGCCTTACATTCTACCATTTGTTCAGCACATATTTTCCTATTACTACATTCGAACTTTTCGCATGGTGACGGCCCAACGTCCGTGATTGCATCAGCAAATGCACTATAGTTTGGGTCATGGTTCTCGTAATACGCTTGGTCTACTCTTAATGGGTCTCTCGTTCTCATGATGTTATCCTATCTAATTCGTCCATAGTTTTAGTTTTATCCAGTAGTGTTACTTCGAAGGTATCCAATACTGTATCATATTCTACTAGGTGTGGAATTTCTACACCTTTAGAAGATGCAATATCCACCTTTTGAGTAAATGTCCTGTAGTCTTCACTGGACAATACTGCAGTTATATTTGTCATATTATTATATTCAATTTCCATTTTACGCTATCTCCTTTATAAATTCGTTAGTCAAGAACCTTGAAGTGGTTTTTGACTTTTGGTTTCTTTTGAACGCACCCAAAAGTTTTCTTTTGCTTGCACCTACTAAGTCATCGTCTAACTCTGAATCACCTGCAACACTAAGTGCAGTAGATGAAGTTAGGAACAACTTGTTATATCCTAGACAATTTACTGCAACACCTTCTTTTCTGATTGCTCTCCAAGTGGAGTCAATGTCCATTGTAGGTAAGTTGTATTTCATGTCCCAAAGGTCTTGTTTTCTACCCAAGACAAAGTATCCAGTAACAATACAATTAGTCTCTGCAGAAATCCACTCTAGGATATTCTGAGTTTGATTAAATGAACTATTACCACTACAGTCTGAATCGTAGTAAATGTAAGACTTGTTATGATATGGGTCAATCAAGTATCTTTTCTTTCTGCTTCTCCAATAACCATCATCACCATCTTGTTGTTCTCTAATTTCTTCATACTCTGTATCTGATTCTCTAAAACATTGAGACCTATGTGAATACCCGTCCGTGATTACAGTCAAGATTGATTTCTCGATACCGTACTCTGCTGTAAATTCGGGGATTAAAACTCTCATTGCAGCTAGTGTATGGTCAAGAGGTGTACCGCCTAAGTGGTATCCTCTAGGTTCCCAGTATCTAGGCATATCATACCAATGACCAGTATCGGGGTCGTATTCTAAGTGGTCTATATCACCATACCATTCGTTATGTGCCTCAACTACCTTTTCAAAACTTCTGTACCTTCTACTTTCCCAGTAGTGGTGACTCCACAAGTGTGAAAAGTTAACGTGTGCTTTTATAAAATCTTTTGAAGACTGTTTATCACTAAACATTTCGACCAATCTAGTTTCACCACTTTTCCATTCATCGGGGTCTTCATTGCCAGTCTGATATGCATCAGTAAACAAGTAAACTCTATGTGGTATTTGAACCTTCCTGCAGAAGTCAACAAGAATCATGCATTGTTCGATAAGGTCTGAAGCCTCTCTGCAGATTGAACCACTCCAATCCAACATGATTTGTATCCCATGATTTTTACCATCAGGAATCATTGTAACTTTTCTGAAAATGTCATCAACGATTTGGTATTTTGCAAGTTTGTTCATATCTAACTTACCAGTTTTACCTTCAAACGCTTTAACACTTCTCATTGCAGTTTGTTTCATTTCAAATTCTTTTGCCATGTGAGCGACAACTTTTTTATTTTTATCTCTTAATTTTCTAGAAGTATGTTGTGCTTTTGCTAACATTGTATCATATTCTTCTTGGTTTCTATAAGAGTTTTCTAAATTAGGATTCCAATGTAAATCCCAGTCTTTATTAACACTTTTGTAACCAACGACTATGCCTTTAAAATGGTTTTCTTTTTCAAATTGTTCTTTTAAAAGAAGTGTTGAAGAGTAAATGTTGTCTTCTGAAAGGAATTGTTCTTCGTTGTTATGTGCATGATGTTCAGTGATTGATTCTCTCGCACCCTCTTCATCATCATAAGAACCTTCCCATTCCTGAGAATTTCCACCCTCTCTTCCAGTAGTTTTCCTATTTTTATTTGAAGAGTCTTCACCTTCTCCACCTTCTGAATCAGCGTCTGATTCTGCTTCATCTTCTGCATTATCATCTTCTGCAGGGTCTCCAGCAGAAGAATCGGTAGGTGGAGTATCGGGAAGACTATCGTCCTCATCATCATCTTCTATAGGATTATCACCTTCACCAAAATCATCATTATCAGAAGAATCCTCTCCGAAGTCTCCATCATCAGAATCCATTTCTTCACCATCTTCATCTTCCATGTCAGGCATATCTAAAGTCTGAGGAATAATTGACTTGTCCATTTCGTCTCTAGTCTCATTTTCTTTAGACCATTCGTAAATCGCATTTGCACACTCTTCAACCTCGTCCCAAGTTTTACAGTCTTCTGCCATTTGAAGAAAACTTGCCTCTTCTGAGTTAAGTGTGATTTTTACTCTTGAACCAACTTTAGTAATCAAGTTGATTTTATCAATAAGTGATAGACCGTTAACGTCTTTAGATTTAATTCCAAAGAAGTCCAGTCCCATTAATTCGTTATATGCCTTGAAGAATGACTTCCTAAGGCCAGGATATTTGTTTTTAATTGCTTTCTCAATCCTTACGTCTTCAACAACGTTAAGGTATCCTTTAAGTGTTCTATTTTTAGTCAATGCAGAATGAACACCTTCATATGGCGTATTCAATGCATGACCAACCTCATGACCCATAAACAAGTCATAAAGTTCATCTGATAAATCGTCCTTAAATATAGGGCAACAAAGAATCCTATTTTTCATATCAAAATATGCAGTAGGAACCTTCTTATGAACTATAGTAAGGTTTTCGGTTGCCATTAACTTGGCAAGTTGGTCTTTTTGAGTCTTTTTATTTGTCATGGTTATAGCTTAACAAAAAAGCGTATGCATTGTCAAGCATCACCTTTTTAATGTTATGAATTTTCTCCTTGATTTTGAGAATAGTGTGGACGGTTTGGAATAGAATATCTCTTCCTTAGTCCCTGTTTTGATATATCCAATATTCTGTTTTTTCTCATTGAATATGTAAGTGTGATTGGGTACTTTGTGTTCACCCCAATCCGTGATTTCTTTAAGATAACTATACATTAAATTGCGAACCAATCGTCAAAATTGTTGTAGATTTGGTCGGTTAGAATCGTTCTTGCATAATCCACGATGTTTGCACCGTGAGCTGAATCACCAGTGAATTTTGACACTTTGGTCAAGTTTGCTGGATTTAGTTTGGATACTACGTCCACATCGGACATAGCTGCGACATCATCAATGATTCCATCTATTATCGCATCGTTTATTGGGTTTGACATATTTTCTCCTATTTCTTTACTTTATGTTAATAGCTTAACATAAAACAGGAGTCGTTGTCAAGCTTTAATTTTCGTTGCGAATTGAGATTTTGTCTATTTCTAGGTTGTTGGTGCGTTGATCTGAAGAAATCATATCAGGGTTTTCAGTGAACCACATTGCGATTGTGTGTCTGGCACATCTTCGAACTGGATATACTCCATGAGAATGATATAATCCTTGAAATAGGATTCCTTCACACGCAGTAGGTTTGTGTATATAATCTTGGTCGGGAAAATAGGTCTCTCCACTACCATAATTAGAATTAAGTGTTAATATAAGTGTCCATTCACGACTTGGTTTCTCTTCTTTTTGGTCGTGGTTTATTTCTGCATTTGAGTAAGTGTCTAAGTGTGGCTCTTGAAGACCACCAATATCCCACTCATTGAGTGCTGACATTTCGGGATATACTACTTGGTCTGTTTCTTTATAAATTTCTGCGACACTTCGATATGCAATTCTATTGAATATATCTCTAACCCATTGGGTTTGAATGTGTATTAGGTCTATTGCACGGTAATCTGAACCGTCTCCAATACTACGCTTGTGCTTGTGTGTCTGATGATAATACATCAGATTGTTCGCTTCCTGACTCGACACTAAGTTCTGAATCGGAATTAGATTGAACATTTTGGATGTATTTTGCAAGTGCTTGTCTTTTTTCATACTCTATTCGTTTCCGTCTTTCTTTTGGACGTGATTTCAATGCACGTTCTAATTTCATTTTTGATGCACGTTGGAGAAATACTATTCCATTCAAATGGTCTATTTCATGTTGAACACATCTTGCACCTAATCCGTCAAGTGAAGTTATGTGTTCTTTTCCGTCTGCATCGAAGTATTTCATTTCTACTACTTTACTTCTCTTTATCATAAGGTATATATCGGGGAATGATAAACACCCTTCTTTGAGTAGGTCTGTTTCTTGTGAAATTCTAGTGAGTTCAGGATTGAAAAATCCTTGTATGCCGTCTTGGGTTCTCATTACAAACATTCTGACATCTACCCCAACTTGATTTGCACTTAGTCCAAGACCACCAAATTTTTTCATCGCTTCTGAGAGGTCTTTTTCTACTTCTTTTGGGTCGTGAGTTGGGTTTTCAAAATCAAACTCCAACGGTGGGGTTCTTAAAACCTTAGCGGCTTCTTTTACTAATTGATACATTATTATCTATTTACTACTCCACTATATTGTAATTTTAACATACTAAACTGTGCTAATCTTCCTAGTTTTGCGAGTGCTTTTCCTTCTCTAACTCCTGCATCACTTCTGATTGTCATTTTTAATTTTTTCATTTCATCAGGCGTATCTAAATCTATAAACCATTCTTGAACAGAACTTTTATTTAGATATGCTTTAAAACTTGTTACTAGTGGTAATAGTGATGCAAGGTCATCACCTTTTTGTTCTGCAGTTGACCCAACTGCTTTTACTAATATTAGTGGAACTTTTGCAGGTTTTTGTAGATTAAAGTTTTCATAAACCCACTTTTTAAACTCTTCTAACTTTAAACTGTTTATTGCTTTACAAACGTGTTCTCTCTGTATTCTTACCATAGCCGCATACAAATTATTTGCTTCTGTTTCATTTTGAATATGCAAATCTAAATATAATTGTCTAACATTTGCAGTTATTTTTCGGTCTCCTGATGCATAATTACCTTTGTTTGCAACAGTTTCTATGTTTGGTATTTTAGAATAAACTCCGTCCCACAAATCATTCATCATTCCTTTTAGTGCATCTCCCTTTCCCATGTTATTAAGTTGAGTTCTAACATAAGAGTTCAATAAAGGTTCTTTAGATGATTTTGTTCCTGCTTTTAATGAGATACCTAATATCTCATTGCCTTTAAAGAATACAAAAATATCTCCTGCATGACCACTAGGAACTCCACTTGGTTTTGCACGATAACCCCACACAACTTTTGATATTGGTTTTGTTGAACTTAGGTCATAAAGATAGTTTGTAATTCCTATTGCATTTTCTAGTTTTGTTTTTACAAACCTTTGTTCCATACTAGGAAGTCTTTCTATGAGAGATTCAGCCGCAGGTACATCTGCTGGAGCACAAGCTTTAGAATACGAACCCTTTTTCAGTTTATAAATGAATTTTTTAAAATCCTCTACACTACTGGGTCTAAATCCTTTGTTAAATGCTATTGCAGGAAATAACTCTGTTATAGATGCGTTATCTGTAGTCGCACCCATACCCTCAACAAGTTCATTAATTACTTCTTTAGTAGATGTTGTAACATACTCCAACTTGGGTTTGTTAATTAGGTTGTCTCTGTGTTCTAAAAATGATTTCATTAGTTCATAAAGACTGCTAGCATTAATCCGCTATCATTTTTGTCTGTTCCAAATGTTGCTGGTTTTACTCTGTGTGCGTGAACATGGTCAAATAGAACTAAATCGTTTTGAGATAAAGTAACCTCTTCGATTATTGATGCTCCATCTAGGTCATCATCATAAAATTCTAATATATTATTTGTTGGACACAACCATAAAATAGCTACATGAGTTGGTTTAAAGTCTGGCTCAAATCCTGTATGAATATCATAATGAACTGCTGGTTCAGTGGTACTTTTTAGATAGAATTGACAATATGCCACATGATTAGTTACTGTATGACCTTGACCTTCTGTAATAGAAATTACTTCATCTATTGCATCTTTTATTTCTCCTGAAGAAGGAGTTAAATTTGTTGTTCCAAGATATGTATTAGGAGCTGCCCACTCTAAATCTTCCTTTGTTTCAGGGTGGCCAGTTCTCTCGTTATAGTCTAAAGCCAACGCTTCAGTTCTTAATGCTGTTGGATTTGAATGTGTATTTGATTTGGTATGTAGTTTCATAATACTATTTATCTATTCTGCGAGCCTTGAGAAGTTTTTATATTTCTCGAATCGTAATACATTGTTAAATTTGTCATAGAGTGCTTCTCCTTTATGGCTTATAATAAATGCATTAGTCCTTTCCGTCAAGGTGTTAAGTAATTTTAAGAAATCGTCTGTTCCTGCAACGTCCAGTGAAGAATCGAACACTTCGTCCAGTATCAGTAGGTTAGTGTTAACTGAGTTCTTCATTCTTGCGATTGCTCTCCATGTAAACAATAGTGATAAATCAATTCTCATTTTCTCACCTTGCGAGAAGTTATCGTATTTAAATACGTCTCTGAATCTTGACTTGATTGTTTCTTCGAATGATTCATTCAATTCAAATCCGACATAAAACTCTAATTGTGCGAGATACTTGTTAATCATGTTATTCATGACTGGAACGTATTGTTTAATAATCTTTTGCTTCACGCCTTGGTCTCGTAGGAGTGTACCTGCAATGTCAAAGTAATGTGCTTGGTCTATCAACGATTCCTTTTTAGATAATAAAATATTTAACTTCTCTTCATTATCAATCATTTTCTCTGAAGTATCACCGTTATCCGTACCTTCTATTTGAAGGTCTTCAATCTCACTCTGAAGTTTAGTAATATATTTTTGGTTGGATACAACCTCTGTTTGGATTACTCCGATTTGTTTTTGGAGACTTTCGATTGCAGTGGAGACCTCATTGATTCTGGCAATGCGTTCCTCAGATTTTCCGATTGTGGTAAGTAGTTGTTCGAGTCCTGCAACCAGTTCACCCTTCTTCGCCTGCTTCTCTGCAACATGATTCTTTTTGTGTGCTTCATCTATACCCTGCTTACAAGTTGGACAATTGTCATGATTTTCGTAGAATTTTATTTCTTCTAAAACTGTTTTCTTTTTACTTTCTAACTGTTTGTATAAATCTTTTGCTTCTTTGAAACGATTCTCAATCGTGTCTTGGTCTGATATAGTAGACCGTCTTTCTTCTATATCATTGGTCTTTTCATCGACCTTTCCTATCAATTCTTCTATGTTTGTCTGAGTTTCTTGTATAGATTCTTCGAATTTCTTAATCTTCTTTTCACGGTTTTCTTGAAGTGCAACCATCTGATTAGACAATCCACTGATTCTCTCTTCCATAATATTTATCTCATGGTTGGTCTCACGGACTTGTTCTTGATGTGTCGATACTCTCTGTCTTAATATATCCTGCATGGTGGAAAAGATACTAATATCCAATAAGTCTTCAACCAGTTTCCTTCTGTCTGTAGCTTTTAACTGCATGAATGGAGTAAAGTTTGCACTTCCTAAAATCGCAACCTGCGTGAATGAACGATAGTTCATTTTAAGAATATGTTTCTCTAGGTTTTCTTGGTAGTCTCTGACCGTTGCATTCTGATTAAGTAAATCACCGTCAAGATAGATTTCAAAAATGTTTGGTTTTGCACCACGAATAACTTTGTAGTTTTTTTGACCAACAGAAAATTCTATTTCTACTAATAATGCTTTCTCGTTTACACTATTAATAAGTAAATCTTTTTTTAGATTCCTAAATCCACGTCCATACAATCCGAAACATAATGCATCGAGTAGTGTGGATTTACCTGCACCATTCTCTCCTAGAATCAATGTGGTTTGGTGCGAGTTTAGTTCTATTTCGGTAAAATTATTTCCCGATGATAGTAAGTTTTTCCATCTAATCTTTTCAAAATTTATCATAAAAAGGAATGTTCTTCTAATGCTTCATGATATAACGAAGTCATTAAATCGTCTAGGGGCTTTTTCTTACCCTGTATTTCTAATCCCTCAACGTATTTGGATAGAATAGTTAACGTGTCTTCAATGTCCTCAATATCATCGTCTCCAAAGAAGTCCATATGTTTGTTGTCGTCTACTACTTGTAAATGTAATGGATTTTGTGCGTGTACCTTGTCTAGGTATGCATCAAACCAATAAGGGTTGTCCTTATTAATAACAATAACTTTTACAAATTTACCTGCAATTGCAGAATAGTCTGCCTTCTGTATTTCTTCAAAAGAAGACTCTGTATCGTCATAAAATGCTTTATGAAACATTGTAATTGGATTATGTACTGGTGTAAGTTCTCTTGTCTCTGTATCAAAGATATGGAAGTATTTGTTGTCTCCAAAATCACCCCAAGTAAATTCCATTTGACTTCCTAAGTATCTAATGTTTCCTAGTTCTGATTTATGGTGGAAGTGTCCACTTAGAACTTGCTCAAATCGTTTTACATAAGTGTAATCTAATCCATGTGGACAATTAAATCCAGGCATCATCATTGCACCTTCAAATTCAAAATGGCCCCAACATTGAGTAGCTTTAGAATTTAGAATAAATTCAACTGAGTCTGCGTAGTTTTCGGGATTAATCCAAGGCACTAGTGTAATTTCACAACCGTCATATTCCTTAGTAATAGGTTCTCCAATCACGTTAATATTGTTATCACCAAATAAAAGAAGTTCGGGTGAGTTAACGTCATTTGTATTCTTATAATAAGTATCGTGATTACCCAAGATTAAATCCATTTCAATTCCTCTTTCAATCATAGGGTCAATGAAATGTCTCTTGTTTGCTTGTAGTGATGCAAAATTAATAAACTTACGTCTATCAAAATAATCACCTAAGTGAACAATTTGTTTTATGTTGTGTTCGTCAAGATATGGAAAAAATACTTCTTCATAAAAACGTCCCATGTAATTAGACATTTCCACCATATCGGCACGGACTCCACAATGTGTGTCGTTTAGTATCGCAATCTTCAAAATTAAGTTTCTTTTGTTGGTTTAGAAGTCATTTGAGCTTCTAAAGTTCCAGTTTTTTTCTTAGTTGTTTTGGGTTTCTTTTTGGTTTTACGGGGTTCGTAATTGACGTGGTTCATATTCTCCTTTAACCATTCTACATTAGTATTGGTTAATGCAGGGTCATATTGACCATCAATGGTTTGGAACGATTCTAAGGAAACGTCCGATTCCATTATTGACTTTTGTTTAATGAAAACTTGTTTCTTTTCTTTCTGTATCCTTCTTAAGAAAGCATAGTAACATATCTGAGTCACATATGCGAATGCATTTGATGACTTTTCGATATTGAAGTTTCCAAGATACTGAATGCAGTTTTCAATTGCATCACAAATCATTTCATCTCTATAAGTGTAGTTGATGAAGTTGGGTCTTGTAGATAATCGAGTCGCAATTTTATATACGCACTCTCCTATGTACTCTGACATTCTAGGTGGAGAGTTATCTGCTTCTTTTGCCGCTTTAATTTTGTCTACATACTCGGCAACTGCAGCTGTGAATTCCTTATTATTAACGTAATGTTCAGGTTTCTTCTTTTCTATTTTCATGTCTCTATTATACAGGGAATAGGTTGATTCTGTAAGGTGTTTTATAAATAAAAATAAATTTAATTATTTTCAAAAAACCCCTTTTAAAAATTAAAAAAGTATGAGATAATGCTTATGTCCCAAAGGGATAGAGCTTATAAAGGGATTGATACTACAATATTAGAATCAACATCTCTTCCCCTCGACAACTTGTCTATCATACCAAATAAGAGCAACCCCATACTAATTGTAAGGGTTACTCCTATTATATAGTGTTGCTTTTTTAGGGGCACCTAGAATCCTTGATAGGACAGGTACATCACTAAGAATGGTAAGGCAAAAGGAAGAGTCAAGAGTACTAGAAATTCGATAATGTCGCATATCTTACAAAGGGAATCTTTCTTTGCAATTGAGTCTACGACTTCTCTAGTTTTTCGCACCATGCTCTTCGCAACTAAGATTGCTGTGGTCATGGTTTTCCTATAAACGTAATTTATGTTATATCATTCACAATATCAATGAATGATTTCGCATTTATTTAGACAAGTATAAAGTCTAGTGAATTATTTTTTTCTCGTCATCTTCGACTGAGAGATAGTCAGGGCCAAGACTGTCTTCTTCTAACATTTCAAATTCCTCTTGACTGAGATTGTCCATCATATCATTGATTCGTTCTCTAAGAAACTCTTTTGTACCAGGCAGGGTATTGGTAAGAGGAATGTTTCCTTGTTCAACCATACTCAACCACTTTGAAGAAGCCTCATCATAAAAAGGGATAAACTGCTCATTCATATTACTGGTGTGCATAACACTTTCCATTCCAATAGTAAGAATGGGGTCTAGTGAGAGTGGCGCATAAGGAATGAACGTTGCAAGGGTATTTGTCGCAGTTACTTTAGTTAACTGACATATCATAGGTAAAGTTATTTCAACAGTGTCATTTGAGTATGATACCATTCCACAAAGTTCTTGACCTGTTTTAAGTTTAATTACTTCGTATTTCATTTTAGTTCGAATTGCTTAATTTCATATGTAAAACCTTCTTCGTTGTATATATTTATACGGTCTTTACAGTGGTTGAGAGTATAATTCTTACCCCCTATGTCATCAGCAATATCGAACAGTCTCATACTGTCTTTATCTTTCCCCTTTCTAAGTCCTCTACCAATAGATTGTAGATTTCTTATTCTAGATTTGGAAGGAGATGCGAAAATAATGTTATCTATTTTCTTAATGTTTACTCCTGTAGAAAAAGTTCCGTATGACGCTAGTATGACATTATCATTACTCTTTTCTACAATTGTTCTTACATCTTCTCTGTCGGTCACATCAGTACCACCGAAAACGTAGTGTAGTTTGTCTCCTAGTCTTTTAAACATTTTACCATGCAATACTTCACCATGTTTCTGAACATACTGGAATAGTACAAGTGTGTTTCCTTTTAGACTATACACTAGGTTACATATAAACTCATTTCTTGCTTCATTACCTACAAGGTAATCCATTTCCTCTTGGTAAGTAGGTAGTTTAATTTTGGGGTGTTTAAGTATTACTATGTCGATATTCAAGT